GATGATGATACTCTCTCATACTTTGCCGCACTCGCAGCAGACTGAGTTAGTTAGGGATTGTGACTTTGGTATTCTCAGTTCTAATCAGTGATTCGTTCACATACTCTGAGGATAAACCATAAATCATAATCTCTCTCATATCATTTAAAAATTGTTGTAAATATCCTTGCTTTAGTAAATAAATCGAGGATTTTTTATTGTTTTTATTTGTTTCATATTCCCAGTTAGTAACACCTCTTCTCACATTAATACCAGATAAAGAAACTTTAGAACCATTATCACTATAATTTAAAGTAAAGTCTTCATTGACATCTTTACCTGCCGGAAGAATTAACCTACCACTTGAGTCTTTGACTTCTTTAGTTTCATAATAATTAATATCAGATAAGTTCTCTACACTATACTTATTTTCTGCATACTTATATAATTGGTAATTAGATAAAGGCCATTCATCTCTTACATTAATAATACCGGCAGTCATTAAGACCACCCAATCAAGAGTAGCACTTCCATAAAACTCTTCTGCCACTGTATCAGGTCTTGCATCTTGTGGAATTTCATACTTATTAAAAAGTGTGAAAACATTTTGTAAGTCATCACGCAACTTATTTCTTCTGAATAAGTTTTTGACTCTTAAGTAATCTTGTGATGAAATTGCATCAGACAAAAATGACTGATATTGTACATCTGGTAGTTCTCTGAAATAACCCATTTTAGTATCCTACTCCTGGTAGTCCTGGTACTCCTTCTGGTGTTTCGTAATCTTCAGAATATATTGGTTCGAGTTCCTTAAATCCAAGTTCTAAGACCATAGAGACTGGAGTGGAATCATCATAAACCGCATAAGTTCCCTCACCCGTGTAATTCACAGACATATCGGTTAAAACACACTGCTTAAAACTATGTAAGAATGGATGAGAACTCGCACCTCTTTTATAAGTCAACTCAAAAACATTTGGAGTTCCTAAGAAATTAGCATCTTGACCCACTTTTGCCGCCATATTTCTCTTAAATGTATTAATTATAAGTCCAACCTGTTGTGCCTCTTTTGGTCCTCTTGGTGTAAATTTAAAAGAGAACTTAAATGATCTTAAAGTAACTCCATTAAATAACAGTTCTACATTTTGATTTAAAATTTCACCATTAGTTCTTGCAAAAACAGCATCTCTTGTTAATGAACCACCAAGAGGAATATTTGCCGCTTGTGTTTGTATATCCGTTATAATTGCTTTCTTAAATGCATCATTCGTCAGAAGTTTTGAAACTCCTGTATTTACCTCGTCAGTTACTCTAGTTATCGCACCTTTAAGACCATCTGGTCCATTAAAATTAGTAGATGTCATAGTTTTAACACTATCAAAAACTTGTGAGGTCACACCATCAAGATTTCCAGAAGCAAAACTTACAGAATTTCCATCCTGAATATTTGATGGCATTGGAAGAAGTATAGATCCTTGTCCAGATTTAAGTCTTGTTTTTTCGAAGGAATTAATATCTCTTAATGTTGCAACATTATCACCAACAGAAAAAGTAATAGGTTTTTTTAAACCTGAAACATCATTAATTTCAGTGCTCTGTTGATTAATTCTTCTTTGTGGTCCACCTGAAGTTAAACCACCAGACAATGTTGCTACAGAATCATATTTTCTAATATCAATTTGTAAATAATCTGTTTCATCGGTTAATGCCTCATATGGATATCTTAGAATTTGTCCTGTAGTTCTTAGATTTGGAGGTGGTGCGTCTAAAAGAGATTCTCCTCTTGATAGAACTGGACTCAAAGTGTCCCAAGAAACAGGTCTTCCACTATTTGGTGGACCATACAACTTAATCCAATTATTACCATCATAATAATACCATTTTTTAGTTTGTGGATTTTGTGTGAAATCTCCTGATTTTCCCTTTGCCTTTGGTGCCGCCATATATATTTCTCTCTTTTTTACAACTATTTAGAACGAACTTTAGCAAAACCGAGTTCTATTATTCTTATAATTTTAAATATCTAAAAACTTAGCATAAGGAATTTCTCTCAGGTCGGCAATTTCACCTGGATATACTTCATAAAATTGACCAACAACTCTATCAATCCTATACACTCTTTGTGAGGGAAAGTGAAAATTAGTTCCATTGAAATATATATTTCCATTTTTAGATTGAGATATATTCTCGCAATAAATTAATGGATGTTGATCATATCTTATGTTTGGAGTTTCGGCAATGTAAATATAAGTATAAAATTTTCCAGGAATGGGAATGGGAGTTACAGAATCTTTAACTGCTTCTAATATTTCTAGCATTAAATCATCAGGTGTCTCAGTGCCGATTAAATCCCCAACAATATTTCTTACACGATTATCATCATCATCTGTTGGTCTATTTGGATTTTTTAGAACTCCATCATCATAAACATTAGAACCTACTTTTACATTTGGATCACTACTTGTAGTTACTTCACCAGTTTGAGAAACATAATAATATGATCTTCCTGTTCTTCCACCCCTTTTGATTGTTCTTGCCATTACTTAATACCTAAATCATGTTCCGTGAGCACCTGAAACTCATAACCATGATCTAAACACCATTCTTTAGCGGCATTCCACTTTGCCTTATTTTTAGCATACTCAATAACTTCATAGATATAACCTTTCGTTTTTCTTTTTTTAACTTTAGGTTCTACACATTGTCTAAGAGGTTTGATTTCAATAATCTTCTTTTTAATTGTCCCATTAGGATCTTTGACCTTAATATAAAAATCTGGAAAGTATCTGTGGTATCTGTTATCAATGGGTGACCGATATGGAACGACAATTTCTTCACTTCCCCATTCTAAAATATTCCGGTTGCGGTCACAGTAACCGCAGAATATACGTTCCCAACTAGAACGACATATTATATTATCTACATCTCCTTTATACTTGGTGGGGTATTCGGGTTTGTATTTACTCTTGTTAAAATGTTTAGTCACTCTTCTGCCCCTTTGCAGTCTTTCTTTTACCGGTTATCATTTCCCTTATATGACATCTAAATAACTAATAATAAAGTAGTCGTACAGGTATTTAGAGTGGCAAATAATCTTGTAAAAGCACTTACAATGCGAGATGCCAGAGAGATAATAGGAAATCCAGCACTTACTAATAATTATTTGGTAGAAATACCTCAACTTTCTGCCAATATGGTGGATAATAATAATTCAAAATTAGCAAATCATATACTAACATATGGTAGATTGACTGACGATCAATTTACATCCAGAAAACTTGGACTTCTATGTTCTGATGCATCATTACCTACCTCATCATATGCAACTGCAGAAGTCAAAGGTAATTTCGTAGGAGTAACACAAGAATTTGCTCATACTCGTTTATATGCCGATACTGATTTTACTTTTTATGTTGATAAAAATTATGATTCTATAAAATTCTTTGAGGCATGGATGGATTATATCTCTGGTGCTGGAAGACCACAAAGTACTGATAAGGGATATTTCAGAAGAATGGCATATCCAGATTATTATAAAGTTTCTGAAATGAAAATTACAAAATTTGAAAGAGACATTAAAACAAGATTAGAGTATACATTCATCAATGCATTTCCAAAATCAATGACTGCTATTCCAGTTGCCTATGGTGCCGCTGATTTACTTAAAGTGACGGTAAGTTTTAATTATGATCGATATATTATGAATACTATTAATATTCCAGAAGTTTCATTTTTCCCCGATCAAATGGACGGATCTCAATCTAACGATTCCAAATCCGAGGCATTTGAAATTGAAAATGCAATTAGACAACTTAATGGATTTCCTCCATTAAAGCCATTAAAGTAATACTAATAAAGGACCTATACGATTAGAGAAAATTCTTTTTAAACCATAGTAATCAGTGTATCTCAATAACCATAATAAATAATCACAACTGAAGTTATAATGGGTCATCATGCCTTTACCAAAAATTAATACTCCGACTTATGAGTTGGTATTGCCATCTAATGGAAAGAAGATTAAATATCGTCCCTTTTTAGTCAGAGAAGAAAA